ATTTTATCGGAGATTACGATACATTGGAAGAAGCGATTGAGTCAATTAATCAAAAGCATAATAAGTGCCATAATGTGAATTGGGATTGCAATTGGGCTAATGTTTGGAGCGTATCAGATAGAATTGAAGTTTACACAAAATAACCAATCCATGAACAAAATTAAAAACATCTTAGCTGAAATATTGCTATTCACAATTTACATTACGATTAGAATAACTAGTTGTTTATCGTTTTGGCAACCTTTCCCGCGTTATTCCGATTGGAAGGTATGTACTGAGCCGAATTACCAAGTGAAGCACATGAAAGAATTTGCTTGGATTTTAACAGCGTTATTTATAGCGTTAATCTTTAATCTATTTTTCGCTTTTTGGTTATCTACTATTTTCGGAATAGTTTCAGTTGAGTTATCATTATTACTGATTGGTGGAATATCAATGTTAATTCGGAAGTTCAACAAAAAAGCCCCAAACTAGTCGGGGCTTTTCTGTTACTTCTTTTATTTCTTTTCTTGCTTGTTAGCTTCTTCCCACTGCTTTTTTATTTCAGTACGGGAAATCAACTTTCCATGTGTTCTAATAACGCTATCAAGCGAACGACTACGAAGAAACGCAACACCTAGTTTCGTTACCTCCTTTTCTTTTACTTCTGACATAATTACAGTGCATCTTCTGTGTTAGACAATTGAACCAAGAACTTTGGAACGATAACACCTACACGAAGATCATCACCCGCTGTTTGCGCTGCGATTGTTACCGTATATTCAGGTTCGTTGCCCGCTGTGATCAAATCATCAGCAACATCGGTAAATGTTACCCCCGATGGTGTAACCGTTGTTCCGTCTGTTAAGTTATACACTTCCCATGTAGCCCCATTTGCGGGAGTCAAAGCACGACCATAATTGAACTTATTCGACGCGGTTGCATTTGATCGCAAAACAACGCTTAACGTTGTAGTTGTTGCAGGAGTCAAAATTGAATCAAGGTGATTAGCAGGAACAAGCGTCGAAGTTGGATTGTAACCCAATTGTGAGCTATCCAAGTACGCCCATGTTGATTGTTTCTCTGCAATTGATTCAAGATCAAAAGACACCTTAACCATTTGCGTGTTGTCAGGTGCGGAAACAACGAATACAGAAGTCAAAGACAACGGTACAATTTGCCACCCGTGAAGTTTTGTGTGATCACCATTGCTTTCGGCGCCAAGGAATTTACCATCAACTGAATTGAAGTAAACCTGTGAGTCAGAACAATCCCATTGTAGGATTTTCTCAGCCAAAGCCTCAGTTTCACCCCAAAATTCGATTGTTACTGTTACAACTTCACCCGTACCCAATTTGTAACGTTGGTTGTTGTCATCAGTTGCGTAGTTTTCTTCCGAACGAGCAATTGTAAGTTTACTCGCTTTCGGTGACATGAAAATACGCTTGGTGTAATCAGGGGTTACCGACATATCGGTATAAGTGAGCAAAGTTGCTCCCAATGTTGCCGATGTTGTATCGATGAAATTTTGATCCCCTGCAGAATCATTTAGTTTTTGGAAGCCGAACGCCACCAATCGACCGAAACCACATTTTGAAAGTGATCCAAGCCCTTGTTTTGTGTTGCAAGCTCCACAGCCCGCGATGTTTACTGGCATAGCCTTTAATTTTATTTGTTAGTACTTAACAGCAACATAGCTGTTCTTCAATTTTTACTTTTACTTTGTAGCGCATTCCTGATAAATCAATAGACAGTATATAACGCTCGAAACCTTTGTCGCTTTCCGATCCGAAACGGGATAATTCTAACTGCTGAACTGCGCTTTCACGTTCAATCCCTACCGAATCAACTGAATCAATCCCGTCAATCAACGAACTACCCAACTGTTTCATCGGGTAAATACCCTCAACGTGGCGTTGATCATTAAAGTGATCTTCAAACGAATAACGCTCCAAACAGAAAAAAGTGAAATCAAATATTTCATCCTGTGGTTCTCCGTATGGTCTGCGTTCGCTCGGAACTGATTCCAACAGCCAAATAATGGGTGTTATCGTGATCTGATCGGCTTGAATCTTCGCTAATTCTTCACCTTCTACTGATTTTGGTGTACCACTTCTAAACGTTGGTAACTGAATTTCAATTATGTCACCATATTCAAGTATGGCTAGCGCGGAAGGTCGAGAGGCATAAACGATGTTGTTTTCGTAATCGACAGCACCAACACCCCAAAAGAACCCATCTTTATCTTCAAACGCCTGTCCTTTTTTCATCCACTTTGCATCGCATACCTCGAAATTAAACTCAGGATCAGAATTTAAAATGATAGTCTTTACCTTTACCTTGTTGTTAATCAAAGGCAAAAGCACCGTTTCAAACACCTGTTTCCCTGTCTTTCTTCCCATTACATAGCTGAATTAAATAACAAACGTTGTCCGTTGTAATCGGGGTAATCTGATTCGTTTTGTTCAATGTACCACTGAATAGCTCGCATAGTCTTAACTGATTCGTTCCAACGATCATAAACCTGTGATTCAGGAGTAGATGAATTTGAACTATTTTCAGTATTAGCTTTTGAAGTTCCCGAAACTGGATTAGCCTGTATTCGCTTATCCTTCATAAAGTGCCAATAAATCAAACCCTTCAAGTAGAAACGAATACCATTTGAAATGTGAAGACCACCACAATCACCGTCTTTTTGGAAGGGATCAAAAATGGCTAGAAACAACGGATCGGTGGGTGCTGTACCTCCTCCAACATCCGCAACAAAAGCATCAGCAAGAGTAGCACCAAGCAACTTAGCCAAGTAAATCGGCTGATAGTTATTGATGTAGCCCTGCAATACAGTTATTGTAGTCTGTTCTTGCGAAATACGGTGTTCACCCGTAAAATCCGATGTTTCTAGTAGTGCCATTATTCAGTTGTGGTTTCTTCTGTCTTAGTAGCCTTTTTACCTTTCGGTGCTTCATCGCCTTTAACTTCCTTAGCCAACTTTCGTTCGATAAGGTTTTTAGCGATTCCATCAGCTACGGTCTTTTGCGTTCCGACTTCAATTCCGCAAAAAGATTCAATCACTTCAATTTTCATGATTAAACAGTTAATGCAGTGATTGCAGTTGCAATGTCACCTTTCACCAAAACTTGCGTATCGTTAGCAGAAACGAACTGAACCAATTCTTGCTCAACAAGAATTGTTTTCTTGTTTTTGGTAAAGTCGTTTCCATCCATTCCGATTTGCACGCTCAAATAGTCGCTGAACATTACGTTAACAACTGACAAATCGCCACCGATAAAATCAACCCCTGATGGAAGACCATTAGATGAAATCAAAGTCATTCCGGCAACAACGTTTCCATTCATCGCTCGGAAAGGAGGTAACAAGTAAATTCCATCTGCGGATTTTTCAACGTCCATTGAAGCAAGTACAGAAGGGCGTACATACATTGCCGTAGCAATACCGAAAGCCTCTTCAACTTGTAATGCAATGGCTCTGAATACATCAGCTACAGAAGGTGTTGCGAGAGTACCAGCCAAAGAACCACCAGTAAAAGCAGTTGCGTAACCAGTCAATCCTGCTAGATTGTCACCAGTATCATTACCCGCAAACAATTGATCTTCCGTTTTGATGTCAACGCGACGAACAAGGTTGTTTTGAATGTAATTAACCAATGACGGTAAATTACGCATCAACTCAGTTGTTACCTTTCCGTGCACACCAATTTTACGGGCTTTTTTGTCACGCTCTTCGTAACGAACAGAAATTTCTGTTTTAGTATCACCTTCACCGATGAAGATTGGCGCTCCTTGCTCGTCCAATTCTTCCATCCACATGGCTTTGTTCGATCCAACCAAAGAAGCAACGGAAACACCACCACTTAGGTATTTAGTGATTCGTTTACGAAGGGTTGAAATGATGCCTGTATTTCGGGTAATTGAAATTTGACTTTCAGAACCAACAGCCTCAACGGTTGTGTCTAATCCCATTGTTACAGCGGCCTTAATTTCAAAGTTTACTGGCTCTGTTTGTCGACCACCTGAAACAATTGCCTTGTACTGCTCGTTGTTGTCTAGAGCCTCTTTCACTGAGTCGATGATTGATTTACCTGTTTCAACATCTTTCGGTCGCTCAGTAAATTGCTTCATTCGCATTCCGAACACTTCAAGCTCTGCAGTAGCTTTATCCAATTTGCTTTGAAGTGCCTCAACATCTTCTTTTGAGGCGTTGTTTTTTTGCGCTTCTTCGATAGCAGTTTGAATTTCAGCCTTACGGGCTTCGGTGTCGTGTACTCTTTTGGCGGTCAAGTATTCGGCTTGTTCTTTAGTCGACAATGCCTCAAACTCTTCCATTGTTTTTTCCTCAAACATTTTGTTTTGTTTTAGAGTGTTAATAAATGAATTGCTTTCTTTCTAGAAGTGACTTTGTCGGCTTCTGCTTTTTGAGTGACCGAAGTCGGCTCAATATTTTTATTCGCCTTGAATCGGCTGTTTAATTCTTTGATAGAAATGTTTTCGACTTTAACAGTTAGTTTATCGCTAATGCTATCCGCTATCACCTTGTCAAATTCCATTTCATGCTCTTGTAGGAAAAGATCAAAGTTATTATCAGTGATCGTTTTATTCCAACATTTAGGAATATGGCAATCCATGTGTGTATCGATAATGCCACAAACATTTATAATTGCCTTCACAAGTAAAGTATTGTCATCAATTACAGAAACTGAAAGAGTCGGAGTAAGAAAGTTAGACCCTTGAACTACCGCAGAACCTTCAATGTTTTTACACTCAATTACGGCATAGAACCAATCACGGCTATTAGCAACTTCTTTATTGATGACAAATGGGTAGTGTTTATCCCACATTTCCTTGTGAATTGATTCACTAGGATCATCGCTATTAACACAAAGAACGTACTTGATATAACGCATGCCAACGGAGTGATTCAATACACGACCTGCTTTGTATTGGTTAAACATGAACTCGTTTCGATCCTTCTTTACCTCTGCTTCATATATCAAACACTCTAGTTTAATATTAGAATCTTGAATCATGCCTTTTTGAGCATCGAAACCTTCAATTTTGGTAGTAGAATAGTCAGCATGTTTAATTGAGTTTTTACGCTCTAAAACAATCAAATCGTTGTTTTTAATAACCCAATCAATACCTT